CACGCGACCTTGGCCGCCAGGTACGAAACCCCGTCAATGTTCACCCGCAGCTCGTTGCGGGGCGTCTCATACCCTGCAATTGACCCCACGGCGCGCCCTTTACGGCCCACGCGCCACATCAATGCGCCCGTGCCGCCTGGGTCATAGTCAAAAAGCTCGTTTAAGCGCTCGATCGAGGGATGGGACATGGTTTGGGCTCCAAAGTGGATGGTGATGGGGAATTGTATAGAGATAAACGGTGAATGTATAGAGGTAAATGGACCGAGGACCACGGACCGAGGGCAAATTTGCGGAAATATATAAATGCATGGAAGATATGTTACGTCGTAAAAGTTTTGTGTTGAAAATGATGTAATAGACGTAATGACGTAAGAAGTGAATGAAATCAAGGGTTTGTAGTGCTACAGGACATTACAGAGGTATCAGAGATGTAATTTCTTATAAAATGCGCGCGCGATGACTTTTTGAAAAAAAAAAAACATACATTACCCAAAAAAAGTCTACTAGAACCCTGAATTTGACTTGGAGGCCCTGCAGCCGGGTTTGCGTTAACTGTTGGATTGTTGGATAATGTTGACATGAAAATAGACCGACACATCCCTGTTCCGCCCGAGGCAGACGCCCGGCAGCGCTACCCCTTCCCTGATATGGCGGTGGGGGATAGCTTCCTGGTGCTGGACGCCGACTGGATCAAAAACCTGCGCAGCGCCGCATACATGTACAGCCGCCGCCACGATGGGGTGCGGTTCACCATCCGCAAGTACGGAGAGGGCTGGCGCCTCTGGAGGATTGCATGAGCAAGGACGAAAAGTTCTTGGCCGGTAAAAGTCTTGGGGGCAGGCCTGCGGTGGTCGAGGCGCGTATCACCGCGCCGGTCAAGCCGCACAAACCCAAAGTCCTGACACCCCAGGAATGGAAGTTCGTGGAAGAGTTCGTTTCGGGGGACGGCCACGTCACCCTGAAGGAGGCTGCCATCCGGGCCGGATACTCTGAAGTGTGGGCGAAGAATCGGTCCCGTGAACTGACTGACCCGGACAAGAGCCCGCACATTGTGGCTGCCATCCAGGAGCGGCGCAGGGAGCTGGGCGAAAAGTACGCCACTACCTTTGAACGGCACATGCGGGACCTGCAGGTTATCCGCGACCAGGCCTTAGCTGCCGGCGCTTACGGGGCGGCCGTCCAGGCAGAGTACCGCCGGGGTCAGGCCCTGGGCACGATTTACATCGACCGCAAGGAAATCCGGCATGGCACCATCGACAGCATGAGCAAAGAGGAAGTGCAGCGCAAGCTGGACGAGATCAAGCGCCTGTACGGTGGCCACGCCGGGCCCATTGTTGACGTGACGCCCAAGCAGATCGAAGAGGAGGACGAGGACAATGGCGACGAAACCCGAAGCGAACCTGTACAAGCGCCTGAAAGAAAACCTCCCAAGCTGCCATTTCACCCGGATTGAGTCCAGGGTCAACCTGGGCATCCCGGACTGCCTGCTGGCATTCCCCCATGGCGAGTTCATGATGGTCGAGCTCAAGGTGGTCAAGCGCGGACGCAAGGTGAACCTGTCTCCCCACCAGGTGGCCTTTCACGTCAAGCACGCAGACCTGCGCTGCCCGACCTATATCCTGGTTCAGTACTTCCCGCCTGGTACCGCACATGCCCACAAGTCCGAGCTGCTGCTGTACTGCGGAGAGCAGGCCATTGACCTGGTGAACTTGGGCATTGACGCCAATCCCCTGGCCAGGTGGCCATGGACGGGCGTGGCCTGGTCTGAGTTGCGGGCGAAGCTGTTAGACAGTTGACGAGTATGTGTTAGTTGTGCTAGGATTACAAACACCTGGCTATTCAGGTGCAAACAGAAAGTGAGAAAGACCATGAATGGATATATAGCCTTTTACCGTGGCAAGCAACTGGAAGTGCTTGCCGATTCGTCCTACGCCGCCCAGCAGAAAGCCGCTGCCATGTTTAAGGCCCGCAAGGCCTACGAGGTGACGGTGGTTCTGGCTGAGCGGGACGGCCACCAGGTCGTGCACTTAACCGGAGAAGTGTGAATCCGATCAGACGAGAGAAAGTTAGACAGGCAATGATCAAGGCGGCCCGGCCCCAGGAACCGGTAACCCCACCCAGCCACAAGGGCTTGGTGGCCCGGCTGCTGGGGTTTTGGCTGCTGCATAAACTACTAGGTAAAAACGAGTAGTTGACACGAGTTGATAAAAGTAGAGTAGAATGCGAACCAGGCCAAGCAATCCCGCAGGGCCTACAACACAGAAAGAGAGAAAGCAAATGGAATTCAACACAATCATGCAGGCCTTGGTGAAAGACATCGCCGAGCAGCTGCGCCCCATGGTGGCCGATATGGTCAAGGAGGAGCTGGCCAATACGGACGGCGGAAACACCTTGGAAAGTATCGCCGCGAACATCGACCTGGAAAAGCTGGCCGAGCACATTGACGTTTCGTCCCTGGCCAGCGAGCTGACCGATGGCCAGCTGAACGATATCGCCAGCGATATCGACCTGGAAGACCTGGCCGGGGAAATTGACGTGGAGAAAATCGCGGACAAGCTGGACATCGATGAGATGATGCGTGACTTTTTCCAGAATAATAGTTTTTCGATCCGTCCCTGAGGTGGCCGTCATGAAACTTCACGCAGTAAATGTGATTGTCGGCGGCATCCCCACCGACAAACGAAAAAAGGTCTCGGTCCAGGTTGTCCTGGTGTTAGCCGATGACAAACAGCACGCGCTGCAGCAGGCTGCGCGCGGGTTTTCCACCTACAGCAATTTCGCCGAATACGCCTTTACCTATCGGAACGAATTTGACCTGACGGACGAGCCGCTCACCTGGATTTTCCAAACCTGGGAGCGCTCCGATTTTGACAATATCCAGCTGCTGGCTGGCGCTGAAATTTTGGAAGGGGTCCAGGCATGAAACACAGAACCAACGCACAAAAAGTGCAGTTCCTGATGACGGCCAGCCCGGCCGGCCCGCTGATGCAGGCCTTTGTGCTGGAATCGATCCGCCAGTATGCCGACCAGGTGCTGGCTGAGGGTATGCCGGAAGATAACACGCGCGCCTTGATTTCGCCGACCGCGTGGCACTGCTGCGCGGAGACCGCGCGCTTAGAGCTGGCCAGCATGGAAGGGGGCCAGGCATGAAACCGTATGTTTTTATGCTTTCGGACGAGCGGGCCACGTGGAACCACCGCGCAGCGCAAACCATGGAGCGCATGGGCGGAGGGTTCGCGGCCGCGCTGGCCCTGGCCTATTTCCGGGCGGACGGTGACAACCAGGCCCGCATCCTGGCCGCTTTCCCGGACCTGTTCGAAAAATATCGCCGGATTGCGGCCGAGCTGCAGCTGCAGGACTGACCGACCCGAACCCGACCCGGCCACCGTGCCGGGTTTTGTTTGTGTTTGTTTGTTGCCTGTTGACGTGTTTGTTTGTTTGTGTGTTAACATCACAAACACCGCGCCAGGTCGGACACCTGGCACCAGAAAGTTAGAAAGTGAGCTCACCATGTTAAAAACCGTGCGCACCAGCGCGAACCGTAAAACCGGCCCGATAGCGGTCACGTACCGCGCCGGCCAGCATGCGACCCTGGCCACCTGCCCGAAGGCCTGCCCGCTCAACCCGAAGGGCGACCAGGGCGCGGACCTGGTCGACCCCGATTATCTGGCCGCCGTCCGCCAGGCCGTCCCGCCGCGTGGCCAGGCCTGGACCTATTCGCATTTTCCCGCCGAGACCCTGCCCGCTCCGGCAGCTGGTGAAACCGTGATAAATGCGAGCTGCGACACAATCGACCAGGCCCTGGCCGCCGTGGCCCTCGGCCGCCCGGCCGTGGTGGCCGCTCCGGCCGGGACCGTGTGGCCATACACCGCCGCCGGGGTTCGGTTTGTGCAATGCCCGGCGGAACTCTCCGAAAATTTCAGCTGCGCCCAATGTGGCAGCGGCCGCCCATTGTGCGCACGCGGTGACCGTGATTTTGTGGTCGTGTTTGTTGCGCACGGCCAGGCCGCCCGCCTGGTGGGCGCCGACCAGGCCGGCGGATGCTACGGGACGAGCGGCCCGGTGGCCCTGGCGTGGCACGGGACCCGCCAGGCCGGCGCGCCGGATGACGCGGCCGCCGTGGTCCGGTTCGCCCGCTCGCTGCCGCCTGGGTCGCTGCTGCGCCACCATGTGGTCGGGGACCTGGGCCGGGACCGTTGACCCGGTTTTTAATTTTGTGCAATAATGCACGCACCGCCGCCGGGACGGTTTCCCGGTAATTCAGAAAGCAAGAAAGTGAGAAAACTATGTCGACACTAATGCAAGCTAGCGCCCAATGGGCCACCCGTCCCGCCGAAGAACGGTTTGTGTCCCTCCATGAAATGCACGCGGCCATGGTGGCCCGCCAGGCGATTAGCCGGGCCGCCGTGGTTTCGTCCCGCCGGCTGCGCGCGGTCCCGACCGATGACAATCAAGGCCTGTTGATTGAGGGCCCGAACGGCCACGGGTACGCCCCGACTCACTGGGCCATGGGCCAGGCTGCGAACCTGGTCGGCGCGCCTGGCGCGTACCTGCGCCAGCTGCCGGCCCCGTTGGCTGCTGACTGTTTGAACTACGGTTTTCAGGTCGAGCGGGACGCGAAAGATATCGGGGTGCTGCTGACCCGTAACGGGACCGCCGAGCTCCGCGCGGTGACCGGCCCGAATTATGGCCGCATATGGGACGGTGACGTGGTCGCGGCCCTGATCGACCGGTTCGGGGACGGCGCGACCGGCACCTGGCGCGTGCCGGGCGTGTTCGGCCAGCTGGTGGACGTCACCCGGGACAATACGACCCTGTTCGCGGGCGACCGTGACATGTTTGTGTTTCTGGCGGATGAGCAAAACCGGATTGAGCTGCCCGGCCGCCGGGACGGCCAAACCGGCACCCTGGCGCGCGGGTTTTTCG